CAAGAAACCAAACAGGAATCACAAGCCACCGAGGAAACCAGTAGCGAGGAACCACAGGCCCAAGAAGAAAGTGCTAACAACACCGAGAAAAATGGAGGAGGTGCAGAAGAAGCTGAACAAGATGTAGAGGAGGTTGAAGGTGAAGAAATAGAAAGTGAAGAGGCTCAAGAGCCATTAGAAGAAGACTCAGCAGAAGCTGTACCAGAAGAAGAGAGTGCAGAGGAAGTTGATGAAATAGATGAAGTCAAGCCTCATTCAGATGTAAAAACCAATGAAATAGAACAGCCATCCATATTACCAGACGATTCAAGGGTGGTGTCGCCAGAAGGACCAAGACAGGTATGATACAATATATATTAGATAATTACAAGGACAATCTGCTAGGTATGTTATTTGCGTACATAGGAATATTTTCTATTGTAGTTATGTTTCTACCTAAAAATAATATAATATCCAGAGCATTCAAGGAGTTCGCCTCAATATGTACATCTATTTTCAAAAAATAAAATTTTTATTAGCCCCATTGCTGTTTGTTTCTATAGCTTGGGGTGCTGTGCAACTAAACAGTGTAATTTATGACCTTGAAATAGGCATAGATGAAACCTACAGCGTAGTTGATTTTAACCCAGAAGGTGGGGCAACTTATTATAATCCTCTGTTATTTACTACCTCTGTAGGCGGGCAGTACACGTTTGAAAACTACTACAGTGATTTAACTGGAGGGACTGAAGATACTTCTTTATTAATATATGATGACTTAGAGGCTGAGTTCATAATTGACAAACCCTTGATATTTAACGATGGTCCCACTATAGGCTTTGGAGGAGGACAACTAGATACTTTTGAAGGCTTTGAGAGACACAGTCAACCATTTAATGGAACTATAACACTAGCCGAAGACACTACTTATGCTGCTGTATTTTCGTCCTTTTCACCAGATGCTTTAGGAACTATGCAAGTAAGACTTACAGCACCAGGACAAATTTATAGTGCCGACTTTGTTACGCCTATACCTGAGCTAAAAGACACAGGTTTATGGATTGCAATGATCGTAGGATTTTTTGTAGTATTTAGCTACATGAAAATAAGAAGCGGAGTATAATATGGCAACAGATAATTTATTAATATCAATAAACCAAACAACTAATGCAGTTGGTCAGAACCTAACTAAAAGCACTACAATTACTGGTAACTCTTTATCTAGATGTAGTTTTAAGATGGCATCAGACAAAGAGATTTTGGTAATATCAATTAGTGCTCTAAGGACGGGCTTGAAGTATATTGGTATGACATCAGATGTTGCCCTTACTGGAGCTGTGCTCAGAGATTCTACAGCAACAGGAACAGCTATAGGATCTGGAACAGTTCTAGATATTGGTGCTTTTACTGCTGGTCAAGCAAAGCAATCAGAGAGCATAGACTTTGCCTTACCAAGTAGCGGAAACAATATTGATAATTTAAGAATTACAAAAGCAACTGATACAGGTGAGGCTACTGTATCACTAGAAATTTACTCTTCAGAAACAATAACTGAAGCTAACTAAAACTAATAAACAAAAGGATATATTATGCCAATGGGAAAAGGAACATACGGAAGTAAAGTAGGCCGTCCATCTAAAGCTGCTAAAGCTAAAGGAATGAAAGGAATGGCTAAAAAGAAAATGGTAAAACGAAAGAAGTAATGCCATTTAGCAAATACAGTCCAAAACAAAAGAAACTAGCTAGAGTTGCTGCACCCCGTAACAAGATTACTGGAGCAGACTTCAAAGTATTAAGGAGTAGAAATGCACAGAAAAATACTAAGCGTCGCAAGAAAGCTTGAGAAGGCTTCTAAGGCTCATGCGGGTCAAGCAAAGCTTCTTAAATCACTTGTAAAAAATGGCAAAAAAGAGAGCAAAAAGCGGAGGTAAAATATGTCCCGAAGGTAAGGCTTGGGCTAGGCGTACATTTGATACGTATCCTAGTGCGTATGCTAATCTAGCCGCATCTAAGTACTGTAAAGACCCTAACTATGCTAAGAAGGCTAAGGGTGGTAAACGAAAGGGCAGATAATGGATAAGATAGGTAAAAGACAACAAGCGGCACTCAAAGCTCATTCTAAGCATCATACTAAAAAGCATATGGATTTTATGCGTAAGCTAATAAAAGAAGGTGCTACTTTTACTGAGTCTCATAAGAAAGCAATGAAAAAAATTGGTAAGTAATGCCAAACAAAAGAATACCTAGAAAAAGACCAGATGGAACTATTAGACCTAAGTCCAAGCATTCTGATTTGTACACGGACGAAAATCCTAGAGGTACAATAAAAGGGTTAGGATTTAAGGATGTTAAGACAGCAAAGTCTAGTGTAAACAAAATAAGGAGATCAGGTAAAACACACGCACATAAGATACAGGCAGCAATAGCAATGGAGCAAAGAGCAAAAGTAATGAAGAAGACTGGGCCTGCTAAAGTGTATAGGACCTATATTAATAGTATTAAAAAATCGTAATGGCACAATTAAAAGAATGGCTAAAACAAAACTGGGTACGCATAGGAACTGATGGATCAATCAAAGGACCTTGCGGAACGTCTAAAGACAAGAAGAACCCTGACCGTTGTCTCCCTAAAAGAAAGGCTCTATCTCTCACGAAAGCGGAAAGAGCTAGTACTGCTAGAAAAAAGAAAAAGGCAGGAGCTAGAGGAAAAACAGTCGTTGCAAATACACCTAGGGCAAAAGTCAGGAGCTAATGAGAAAGGAACACAAAAGTAAAAAAGGAGGACTTACTGCCGCAGGCAGGGCTTACTTTAAACGTAAGACTGGTGCTAACCTAAAGCCACCTGTTACTGAGTCTAATCCAAAGGGCAAAAGAGCAGCTAGGAAAAAATCATTTTGTGCTAGGATGGCTGGAGTAAAAGGTCCGATGAAAGACAAGAAAGGAAGACCAACACGCAAGGCACTTGCCTTGAGACGTTGGAAGTGTTAATTTATATAATCAATGGCCACATTTCATAGAACCCAAAGATTAGAAATCTACGGAAAGAAACCTGAAGTTATCCAACTTTTTGGTTCTCGCTATCGTATAGTAGTTCGATGCAAGGCTAAGAACGAAACAGAGGCTTGGTACCAGACTAATAAATCTCAAATATTTGCAGACTTTGGAACTCTTTACTCTGCTCAAATGTCTGTGGATGGCATTGATTCTAGAACAGGAGAAGCTTATCCAGACATGGTGCTTGTTCAGAACGAGGCAGGGTATACACAAACAGGTGAATATGTTATAACGTTTGTATATGAAACTCTTACTAGTTCTTTTGTACAAGAAGCAGAAGATAAGGTTGATCAGGAATCAAATGGTCTAAGGAAAGTAACAAGAAGTGTTATAGCTAAGGATGGAGCAACCTATGGCAAAACTGTAGGAACCACAACCCTAACGCACTCAGATCATGGATATGGGTCTACTACACTTGTTCTTGCCTCGGCAGAAGAAGATGCAAAAAGACCTAATGAAAATCAATTTATAAGAATACAAGAAACCTGGATAGAACCTGGGGTATTAAATGTATCTATTGACAAGAACTCTCCCAAGTTTGATGTTTCTGTTCAGGCTGTAAAATTTACTGCTGCTGAAGTAAGAGCCGCTGTACCAGAGGTAACTACCAACCATAATCTCAAGTCCGAGTCTAAGAGCGACTTTAATGGTCTAACCACTTTTAGGTATGACTTTGAAGTACGTTCTACCTCGATAGCTACAGAGCTAGGTGATCCACAGATAGGGGTTAGATTTGACACAGGATTACAAACTGACGGAAGCAGTGATTTTATTATAACTAGACAGTATGCAATATCTTCTGTTAATGTTGCTGGCTCTATCAAGCAACTTATACCACCAGAAATAACAGACCCTGTTTTTGATGGCACAGGGGGAACAAATACGGCTCATTTAGTAGATCAACAAGTTGCACCCAACGGGCAAGATGGGGCAGTGCTAACACGCACATTTGCAATGGTTCCTACACAAAGTCAAGACTGGGATGAACTAGTAGTACGTTTCCCTGGAGTATCAACAGGCCCATTCCAACTAGATGAAAACTTTGCATTTAGATCACAGCCATTTAGTGAGGCTGTTCCAGTAAGAATTGTAAGAGACTTCTTTTTATCAAACCCCCAACGTATACACGCTCCAGCTGAGTTTAGACCTGTAGACGAATCAGGCAATAGAACAGATATTCTTAGCTCAACCACTGTACCCACAGCCGATGAATATATTGGTTTTGTTAACTCTGGTAAATTTTTAAATGACAGGGTATCAATACACAGGTGGCAGGGAGATATATGGGAACGCAGAATAGTTCAATTTGTAGCAAAGTAATGAGTATGGGAAACCCAGTTATGAGCAAGACGCTATTTACTCCCACTAGAGAGATTAAAGATCAATCTGTAGAAGATAAGCTACGAATGCTAGAAGAAAAAATAAAACCATTTAAAACTATAGAACTCCCTGGAGCAGATAATGGGGAAAGAGTTATAGGAGCAAGAAACATAGTAATACCAAATGCTTAGTTTAGAAGAGAGATTGCGAATAGCAAAGAATAATGTTGACGGAATGAATAGACTTCAAGCCGCACAAGGTCATGTTATAGTTGCTGGAGCTAATGTTGTTATTCCTAACAAAGAAGAGAGAAAGCAAGTTGCAGAGGCTCCTGCTGATGTTTTTCAAGCCACAGAAGCTAATGATGAAGAAGATATTCCTATTGGTCTATTATTGGTTTCCGAAGGACCACAAGATGATGATATAAGGCTTACAATAGATGGTGTACCTATATTTGACACTCAGTTAATTGTAAATGGATATATAGGTTCTGTTACAGTTGGAAACCGAAACAATCCAGATTTTTTAACAACTGGTTTCCGTAAGGCTGCTGTTACTAGAGATCAAGCTATTGCTGCTGGAGCTAATTGGGCTTTGGGAGCAACAGTAAAGGTAGATGTGTTTGATGGCTGGGGACCAGGAGTTAGAACAGCACCCTGGAATGTTATAATAGATTTTAGTAGTGGTCGTTTTACACAAAAGACTGGCGGAATTTCTTCTTCAGGAACTTCAAGGTCTTTTACTCCAGACCCTGTGCCTAGCGATTACTATGATACTGGACCACACTTTTTTGACTACCACGAAAATGGTAGCTTTGAACTAAATTAAAATATTATGCCTACAATTACTGTTTTTACTGACGACGATAATTTAGCTAACAACGTAGCTGAATACAAACCTTTTACTGTTGGAGATGCCACCGATGCGTGGACACTAAAATTCAACAACGGTACTTCCTTCTTTGCACCCTCTGGAGTTTCTATGCGAGTAGGTCATGTCAATGGCTTGCCAAATGGAACATATAATAATGCTTTTACTTGGACAGATAGGTATGACAATGACTACACTCCTAACATCACGGTTAGCGGTGGGATTCCTTCAATAAGCGGTACGCCAACTAACGGCAGTTCAATTGGTGGCAGTGGAGTCTATATATTAAACGGAGAAGAACCTACAAATGTTGGTCAAATAACTAATCTTGCTTACGCGGATACTGGTGATTATCCTAATAACACAGTTGTTAAATTTACTGCAACTGGTGCTGGTAGGGGATTTGTGGCTCAAGGAAGTAGAGTTCCTCCTGCAAGTGGAGATGGGGGATTAACTACTGGACCCACCCTTATATCAGGGGGAGCTGATTATACAGCAGCAACTGACATTACCTCTAATGTTGTTTCTTCGCAGCAAGCAATTTTAACTTTTAGTGTCAAAAGCCCTAGATACCAGGTTCCGTTTCTGAGTGCTACAAGTGGGCTTAATATTATTGCTGCAACTACTCTGTCCCCATTTTCTGATGGGGAGATACAAGACACTACTGAGTTTAATTCAAGCACACTAGTTATACGCCCAAGGGATATTGCTACGGCTTCATTAAGTCAAAGTGGCACAGATTACGTAGGAACAATGAATCCGATTAATGACTATGTTACTGCTAGGCTTGCACTTAGAGGAAGCACTCAAATTGACCTTCAAATATTTGGAGACAACCAAATGTTGTTCCAAGGTAAATTAACAATACTTAACAAGATAGCATAGTTCACAGCTATGATACAATAGAATAATATATAAACGCAATGATAGGATTTCCAACAAACAACGGAGGATTATTTGGGACAAAATTTCCTCAAAAGACATTTAAGGACCAATACGGAATGATGAGTCCAGGAGAAATTTCAAGAATGGTAAGAGAGAAGGAAGAAAGAGATAAAAAACTAGCCTTTGATTTGATGGGAGAAACGGTAGATCAGGAAGGAGGTCAACTGTTTGGTTCTGGCGGCACATTGTTAGGAACTATGGAAACAGGTTTAGGTGGAGTTAGCGTGTTGAACACTAATAAATCAGACTTAGCCCAAGCTCAAGCTAAAGCACAAGAAAAAATAGACAAAATGAACGAAGGCAGATCTGAATTAGGGCAACCCCTTTTGACTGCGGAAGAAGAAGATAGGTTGTACGGTGAGCAAGGGGTTTCGCGTGTCAACGGGCAGTTTACGTACTATAAATAAAATATATTATGGCAACATCAACAAGGGATTTTTTCGACAAAGTTTTGGGACAAGGAAAGTACGCGGGGCAACCACCTCGCCCATCAAGATTCCAACCTGTAGAAACAGATTTTGGCATGGTTTCACGTCGTGACGACGGCACTTTTATTAGACCTCTTGGTGTTAGTGCTTTTGATTTTAATCCTCAAACTGGGGGACTAACTAGATACGCAGCAGAAAGAAAAAGAAAAGCCGAACAGAGCAGGGCAGAAGCACAACAGAAACAGAGAGCAAGAGAATTAGAATCTCAAAGAAAGAGAGACAGAAAACAGAGCGCAATCCAAGGCTTACAAAATCTTTATGCTTCATATACGTTATTTGGTGAACCAGGTCAAGCGGGCATAGATGACGTGCGGTCTTACATTCAAAGAAATATTGCGTCTGGTAATTTTAACCAAGACGATATTCCAGGGGTAATATTTAATTTTGCAACCAACAAACCACAACAAGGTGAACTCCAGCGGTTGCGTGAAGCGTCTACAGGACAAGCTTTAAATCCATTTGGAAATATACCAGCAGCACCGAGACCTGTACCGCAGTCCTCTAGGCCCGCTGGCACTCTTACGCGACGTGGAGACAGTTTGTTTGGGTCTGAAGGTCAGTTTTTAGGGACTTATGGTGGGCCATCTGGAAATACATTTACTCCAGGTTTAACAAAGGTTGATCAGATAAGAATGGATAAATTAAAGGCACAACAGTCACGAATTGATGAATTTAATAAAACTTATGGCTATGGAAGACGTAACTAAGCAAAACTACCCCCCGTATCCTTATAAATATTTAATTGAAACATAAAATATTATGGCCACAAACTTTAATTTTGGTTCACTTGACTTTAGCGACAATAACCAAGCATCACCAAGTCAGTCTAGAATATTAGGATTTGGGCAAGATATTTTAGATTTATTAAAAACTACTGGCGAAGTTGTTTCTGCTCCCTCTACAGCTATTGGTCAAATTGGACTGGCTGCTGTTGATTATTTAGGAAATCCGACCCGACCCTCTTTTGGGGAAGCATATAGTGATGCACGTGAGCAACTTCCTTTTTTTTCTCCTGATCCAATAATAAATCCAGGAGGACCAAATCAAGAAGAATTATTTGGATTAAGTGAATTTGGAAGTATTGATAGAGAAAATGAATGCAAAGGCAATTATGGTACTGATGTAACTCCAGAGCAATGTAGTTTCCTAGATGAACAAAGGGCGATCGGCCACGTAATAAAGATTGGACAATCTGGCATTAATCCTATGTTGGATTACAGGGAACCTATTCTTGAACAGCAACCTCTGTCACCAGAAGAGGCATCCTTTGTCTTACCAAGTGGGGAGGTTCGCACTATTAGAGCTAATCAAGATGTTGCTTCTGCGTTTGGCAAAGGAAGAGGAACAAGGACATTCGACGTTGATGAGGGATCAGTTACAGTTCCTTCTAACTTACTAGCCGAGACTATGGGCTTTACTGTTCCAAGCCTAGAAGATATACAAAACGCACTACCACCAGAAGTTGCAACTGAAGATACATTTGTTCCTGATGGTAGAAGCAGTTTCTTTACTGAATCTGCTGCTAGAGAGCAGAGGCTTCGTGACAGGGAAAGACAGCCTGGCGAAACTCAAACTGAACGTGATACACGACTTGCTAGAAGTAAAACTCTAGAGGGCAGGGCAAGAGCGGAAGCAGGAGGTTCTGGAGTAGGCAGAGATATGACCTTTGAAGAGGCTCGTAAGCTTATTGCTAGAAGAGAATACTATAGTGGTAGAAAAGAAAGTATGAAGACCTATAACGAGCGTATAAGACAGCTGCAAGCAGAGTACAACAGCGGCCCAGAAAAAGCTCTTAGAGAGGCTAATAGACTTGCTAATGAAGGAAAGAGACTTAACAACGATGTAGCTCAGGCTAGGTTAGATGAATACAGGAAAACACAAACTGAGAAATACCAAGACTTAGTTACGGTTGCAGAGCTGTTTATTAGGGATGGTCGTCTTACTGAAGAACAAGCTACTCTCTATATTATTGATGGAATGGGTGGAGACATTAAGAAACTGTTTACAGAACCAAATACACCCACCCCTGTGACTACGACAAATACACCTAATGATGAAAAATTATTAGATAGAGAAACAGCCGAAGCTATATTAGACGAGGCTAACGGAGACCCAGAAGAGGCTAGGCGGATAGCGAGAGAAAGAGGGTTTACTTTTTAATGGCAGATATATTTGACACGCTTTACTCTGAGCAAAGCGATGTCTTTGACGACATAGTTTCTCAGAGGGATATATTTGACGACATAGTTTCTCAAAGAAATGTATTTGAAACTATTGAAGAAGAAGACGAAGAACCTAGCGTTGAAGATATACTAAAAGGTGTAGGCATAGAAGTAGGAGCTGGCGTTGGTGGCTCTGCACTTGGTGCTATTCTTGGTGGTGCGTTGGGGTCTATAGTTCCTGGTGCTGGTACAGCTGCTGGAGCGTTAGCTGGTTCTGTAATAGGTGGAGCAACAGCCTCATTTTTTGGTAGCTTGTTTGCCCAAGATGTCGAAGGACAAGAGGACAAGTCTATAGGTCGAGCTATGGCTGCTGCTGCTATCGGTGCTATTCCTGGGGGCGTAGGTAAGGGAATAAAGGGAGCTATGAGCCTTGGTAAGGTTGCAACCAGAGAAGCTGCTAAAGGGGCTGCATTTGGCGTTACAGACGCTACAGCAAGGGCTGTTATAGATGAAGGCCGTCTGCCCACAGCAGAAGAACTAGTTCAGTTTGGTGGAGCAGGTGCGTTATTTGGTGGTGCTCTCGGTGGTGTGACTACTAAGATTGGACAGAAGTTTGCAGGTAAGACACCACAACAAATAGATGATGCTGTTGCTAGAGAAGAGATTACATTCAAGGATTTATCATTCTTTCCGAAAGATGCTTCTGATGACATAGAGTTTGGGCGAGAAATACTACTAAGGAGCATACAAGAAACTAAGGATGGAGCAAGGGGCAAGGCAGCGGCACAAGCTCTAACACAGCCCCAAGCAAACCTTGGTAACATGGGGAGAATACTAGCCTCTGTTGCACCCTCTAAGGTTGTAGGTAAAAAAGCACAACAAGCTACTATTGATTTTTCAAGAACTATTAAAACAGCCGAAGAGCTTGCTGGCAGGATTGGAGCTAAGGTTGCAAGGGCAATAAAGAAAGATCCGTCATTAGAAGCACCTATCAATAAATTTTTAGATACTGGCGAGATGTCAGATGATGTAGCTAGGGTTCTTGGTGCTGATTTAGAAAAGTATAATGAAGCTAGGGTAGCGTTGCAGAAGGAGGCCATAAAACTACTTGATGAAGGGGCCTATAAATCCGCAGATGACGAAGCGAGAAAAAAACTAAGGGATATTATAAACGACTCAATGAACTCAAGCCAGCGTTACGCTAGGAGAGAGTATAAGGCTTTTCTAGACCCCAACTACAAGCCCTCAGCAAAACAAAAACAAGCGGCTATAAATGAATTGACTGAGGCTAACATGAAAAGGGGTCAAGATTTTGATACAGCATCAGCCAATGCAAATAAACACCTGAAGAGACTAGAAGACAGCTTTGCCTCTACCAAAAAAGAAGACCCAAGAAGATTTTTAGGAAATGGAATAGATTCTGTATTTAAGAAAAGAAAGACCCCTGGTGAAGCGGAAAAAGCTTGGTTAGGAGAAATAAAAGATCCCGTAGAACGCATGAGGGGAACACTAACTGGTATTGCTAAATCAGTGGCAAGAGAAAGAACTAATCTTATTCTTGGAAAAGAGTTAGTTGACGCTGGGGTAGCTTCTACCACTAAGGTAGATGATGAAATGGTCGAGCTTGTATTAAGAGGATCAGGCCCAGAGGGTTCTGGCTTATACGCATACCCACAGGTTCAGGTAGCACTAAACGAATTGTATGTTAGTAATGGCTCGGAGAAGATGGACAATATATTCCTTAACGGGCTACGAGATTTATATGGAGCTGGTGTTGGTTTGTCCAAGGGGGCAAAGGTGTTATTTAATACTGTAGCTTATCCTGTACAGGTATATGGTAATTCTGCCAACTTACTAGGTATGGGGATTAACCCTTTCTCAATCAAAGAGGGGAGTCGTGGACTACGTCTAGCATTAGCTGATGTTCCTTTAGTTTCTCGTGCGTTGGAGGGGTTAGAAAATACCCCAAAGGCTCGTAAAGCACTTCTAGACGAAATAGAAGAGATGTCCAAGTATGGTATCAAGAATGCCAATGTCTTAGAGTCAGACCTTAGGTCAACATTAAATGCAGGCCCGTTCTCCAAGTGGTTACAGAAAGGACTAGATCCAGTTGGTAAAGCATACCAAGTACCCGATACTCTTGGTAGGTACGTAGGTTGGAAGGCTAATCAACAAGCCATACGCAAGATGTTTCCAAACGCTAGTGAGGAGGTTATTAAGAAGCAGGCAGCAATGATGATTAATGATACTTACCAAAATTACGACAAGTTGAGCAATGTGGTACGTACTCTTTCTCGTTGGGGCGTTATGCCACAGTTCGCATCGTTTACTGCCGAGTTTGCCAGGAACCAATACAACCAAGGTAAGATTATTGCTCGTATGTTAGCAGGTAACTTTGGAGAAGAGTTTGCAGAACTTGGAGCAGCCAATGTAGCTAAAATGAGAGTTGAAGGAACCAAGAGACTTGCTTCTTTGCTTGGGGTGTACGGAGGAACCTACGCTGCTATTGAGGGAGTTAAAGCTGCTTCAGGGGTAGACGATAAAAAAGAAGAAGCCCTACGTGACGTTGTCTACGCATCTTACGATAAGAACAGAGACTTGTTGGTTAAGTTAGACGATGGGGGGCGCACGGGATGGACTGCTAACCCTAGTTATGTAGTGCCGCACGCACTTGCTTTGTCAGCACTAAAAGCGGGTTTAAACGGAGACAGCGAACAATCACTTATTGGGCTACTATCAGAGGAACTAGTAGGAGAAGGTTCTTTTATATTTCAATCAGCGTACCAATCAATAATGAACTTAGATGAGCGTGGGGAAAAAATATCAAAACAGATAAACGAGTTAGATCAAGCCAAAGAACGCTTGGGGTTCTTTTTGAAGGAATCATTTGAGCCTGGGTTCAGCAGGGAACTAAAGAAGTTAAAGAAGGCTCGCCTGGGCAAAGGTGATTTGACGCTAAAGGAGGTAGGAGCAAGGCAACTGGGAGCACGAATTAATCCATTTGATGTAAGTAAGGCTGCAATGTTTACAATTAGAAACACCAACACTTTATCCAATGAGGCTAAGTCAGACTACAACAGCTTATTAAAATTTGGAGAACCATCAGAGGCAGAGTTAAATCAAGAGTACGAGAAAGCCAACAAGATTTACTCAGACGCATTCGCTGCTTTGTCCAAGAATAACCAAAGCTTAATTGAGTTGGGGTATGACGAAAACGACCGTATAAAAATATTTAAAGACGCAAAAGTTTCGTCCAAAAGAATATTAGAAATATTAGACAACTCTCCATCTGACTTGCCAAGGGCTTTGAAAAAATCTACATCGGACATATATAACGAACAAGGAGATACAATGCAAGAGAAGCTCGTTAACATAAATAGGTATCTTCGATCCGACCCTGTTGTTGGCAAGAGGCTAAAGGCTATGTGGCTCAGAGAGCAGAAGAGTGCAAAAAAGGGGTTTAGCGAAAAAGACTTAATTATACGCAACATGGATACAGATGAGAAGGTTGACTATCTGTCCAAAAATCCTAGTATGATAAACGATTTTAGGCGTAGGGGATTGATCTCAGACGTTGTAATTCAAGCCCTAAGAATTAGGGGTATTATCTAAATTAAAAGTGTCAGCGTCGTGGTTGGAAAGCTGGCTGACGGCAACTCTAATTCGGGCAAATAATACAACCCCTCCTGAAGCACTCACGACTTACTCTTTCTGTAGGAACCAGTAAACCCTACAAAATTATTCTCGTTCCTCCGCATTAGATAGGAGACGATCTTGAAGTATATCAATCTTCTTTTTTAAATTCTCTATATCTTTGTTTAGTGTTTCGTTCTGCTTGGTTAAGGCCTCACATGATTTGGTCATAGCCTCCAGTCCTTTAGCTAGAATTTCTTCTGAGTTAATCTTGAATACGGATTGGGTCTTGGGTTCTTGCATTTATTTTGTATTACGTGAAATTAGTTGCCACTCGGAACTGTCCTGCTCGATCCACTCAAACATATCTATTATGTCATCTCTACACAGAGGTGCGTCAGACTCAAGGTAGTATAAGCCATCAACCTCTGCGTCTCTAGATGATGGTTTGTCGGCTTCAAATTCAACAGTGACATTGGCTGTGTCGCCACCGCAGGTATCCATTTCTATTTTGTGTTCGTATAGCATAATATTGGTTAGATAAACATTGGTTCAAAGAAAGCAAGTTTGGAAGAATAAACTACACCACAGCCCACAATAGGCTTGGCAGCGTATATACGTCCGTAGTTCATAGCAGGGTGATCGTGATCTACACCACAGCCTACATTCATACCAAAAACAATATCATCTTGGTTAGCGTGGTAGTTGATACCAGCTTGTGCGTGGTAGTGTCCCATAACTAGAGACTTGAATTGGGCTTGTGCATTCTTTAGTGCCGACATCTGTCCTCCCTTTTCTTTGTCTCCGTGTCTGTATATAACATTATCAATCACTAGGTCAGTGAATCTAGGATGTATGTTCCATCCGTCAAGTCCCCATAGTGTTTTAAAATTAAGTATTACTTCTGGTGGTAGTCCAACACTCTGTGCCTTACGCTCTGGTAGGGCCGAGTGATTGCCAACAAGGTAGTCTACCTCTGGGAAAGCTCTGTGCAAGGCTCTAACTTGCATAGAAGCCTCTACAAACTCATCTGCTGCACTAGGCATGGTTGGATCTTTTTCGTGGTAACTGATAGCGTTCCAGTCCACTAGGTCACCAATGTGAACAACACGTGTACACTTGTGTTTGTGAAAGATAGATACTAAGAAATGTATGTATCCAGGGTGCATGGCAGGGCAATGAGTGTCAGCTATAACTAGAACTCTTTCAGTTCCCATTGCTGCGGGTATAGTGGCTTTGTATCGTCTAATCTTAGATCGCACAGCCTCTGAACTTGTTCCGTATTCGTCAGCGATTTGTTTGTATGTGAGACCCTCTAAATAGAGGTGATATGCCTGCTTCTGTGTTAAGTTTTGCTGTGTCATATTTATGTTAGTGAGATTAACTAAACCTGCCTATGTGGTTTTGGAAGACAAACTTGCCGTACTGGTCACGCTCCCCTTCACGTTGCTTTGCTATATTATACTTGATAGATATGTGTACCCCATTTACTGGATCGTCGTGAACTGTTGCCTCCTTTGTATCTGACCCGTTAGGCCATAGCAATAGGATAATGTCTGCGTCGTTCTCGATGTCACCAGAGTCTTTCAAGTCATACAGAGTAATGCCAGTCTCACGCTTTGCTCCCTCTCTGTTTACCTGTGCTAAAAGAATAACAGGAAGGTCAAGCTCCATGGCCATAAGTTTTATTTGGTGGCTAACCTCTGCAATGCCATCGTGTTTCTTGAGTTTAGTGTTCCAAGGAACTAGCTGTAGGTAGTCTATAACTATCCATTCAATCTTGTGCTTGCGTTTATACATACGAGCACGTGATCGTAGTTCATCTACGTTGCGTACATAGTGCTCTGTGAAGATAGGAGCTTTCTCTACTCTATCGGTAGCATCCCATACACGTTGCTGTTTCTCTGGGGTCAGTACACCATCTTGAAACTGATTAAGGTTTACAGCAGAGCAGGTCTGTATCATGCGCTTTGCTAGGCTCTTGGCTTGCATCTCGAAGGAGAAGTATAGACCAGGCTTGTTATGACTCACACCATTCTGTAGGGCTATGTTCAAAGCTATACAGGTTTTGCCACAGGATGTAGGTGCAGCAACAACCATAACCTCTCCGTTGGCTACCCCGCCCGCACTAAGCTTCTCATCTAGTTGTTTGATTCTTGTCGGCAGGGCGAAAGTTTCGTAAGTACCCTCGGCCATCTTCTTGAAGTCTTCACGCAAGGATTCAGCAGCTACACGTATAGATGGATCATCAACTGAGTTATTGTCTAGGGTAGCAGTAACTGCTCTCTCAATGTCGGCAATGATTACGTCGGCATCTTGGTTCTCTCTGGCTGACTCAATGGCTATGCGTGCTGTACGTATAATCTGACGTAGCTTAGACTTCTCTTTTATAATCTTGGCATAGCTTGTTATCTGCAAGGAACTACTAGCCTGTCTCTGTATGTGCATAATGGCACCCAGTCCACCCGCCTCTCTGTCTGTACCCTCACGCTTGAGTAGCTCGTCAAGTTCTATCTCAGAGAACTCCTCTCCCGCAGAGCATAGCTTTGATATGGCCTTGAATATAATCTTGTTGGAGTTGTTGTAGAAATCATCAGCACACACCAAGTTAGTAATGCTATCATAAGAAGCATTGTCTAACAGACAACAGGCAAGTAAGGACTCCTCCGCTTCTGGGCTATGAGGTTGATCCATTTTCTTTTATAAGTCCCCAGAGTATGCCTCGTCCTACAGTCTTTCTAGCCTCATCGTAAAACTTACTTTCAGCCATGTGGTAAGTCATCCCTTTGCTTGAGTCCATGTCCTCTAAAATAGACTCTGCAAGCTGTAGCATAATTTCATACGACTGGTCGCTGCCTTCTTCGTCTTTAAATTTTTTTAATTTCTCTATAGTTTTATCCAAAAAGTTTTTGCGATACTGGTTCATCATTCTGTATCTATCTATGTAGTCAAATTCTTCCATTGCTATGATTTTGTTATATCTCTCTCTAGTAGTTCTAGTGCTCTCCAAGCTGTGCTGTGAAGATCACCCTCCATAAAATGTCTTATAAGTTGGTTCTCGTCCCCTATGGACTTGTCCTTGAACCATTGCATAGGCTTGCCATTGGACGGGCTGCCATGCTGTTGTTGTGCCTTGTAACTGTGGTGTGCTAGCTGTGCTATAGCGTTGGGAAAGTAGTCCTTGATAAAGGTTGCTACTGGATAGGTCTTGCGTTCTTCTGCGTCTTTTGGAAACATATTATATAATAAAAGAATAAAGCCCCGCCCCCGAAGGGGAAGGGCTAACTATATGCCTAGAAAGGATCGGCTACTACTTCGGGCTCAGAGTAAACAATTTCAGGCTCACTCTCTTTCTCATCCTCTGTGGGCTTCTCCTCCTTCAGATAGGAGGATAGATACTCTTGAAGTATTCCATCCATTCTGTCTGCCTGGAGGGAAGCCTCATCGGATAGCGTATTGGATACAACACTAAATACTGGGCGGTTGTAGGTCACAGCACCCTTGCGGTCTTCAACCGCTTCAGTGACCGCTACTACAATGTCTTGCTCTAACTTATTAGAACCACCTGCTTTGTCTTGGAAATCAATCCAAGCGGTAAGAGCACAGCCCTTGAGTTGAAAGTTTACTAGCTCGTATCCCTCGCCAACCTTGGCCATAGCATAAACTGACTTGGTAAACTTAACACCTTGTACAGTCTTAACATCAGCCCAAGTGCCAGTAGCAACTATACCATCCTTGTTGCGGAGAGTTAGCTTGTCTGCAACTGTATACACTTCGTTAGACCAGATGGCACTGTTCTTTCTATCGTCCCAACCCTTACAGGTGTTGAGTTGATCTAGGACAATGAAGCCTGTGTCTTGTGGTAAGAGTCTTGTCTCTTGTGCTTCCTTGTCGTAAAACTCCCATGTGGAAGCTTGCGTGTTCCATTGAAGGAACTTAGTAGCAGGGTTTGATGACCCCGATGATCTTGGTTTTGTTCTTGACATAATGTTATTGGTTAATGGTGGTTATTTGTAAGACAGTGAAACAAGTTTGTTAGCCTGCCAAGTGCTTACTGTTTCCTTAACACGATACTGCGGATGTGCAGCAGCAAGTTTCCAGTAAAGTTTGTCTAGCCATCTGCCTCCTGCGACAGTGTCAGGATCATCTTCGACATGACCTTCTCTGTAGTCGAGGTTAGCAGTCTCATCGCAGTCTGCGATAAAGCATTTAAGGATGTCATCGTCGACCATCAACTCTTTGTCGTTGATCTTGCGATTGGTAAGTTGGTCAACGAAGTCTTGATACCTGTCACGGAACTCTTCGCCAAAGCTGTCGATTGAATTTTCGACCATGTTGTTGAAAGTGTAATGAGCATAGTCAGAAAGTTTTCTGCTAGTTGATTTGGTAGAGACTTTGAATTTTGTTTGAGTATTCATATTGTGTGTGTGGTTGTGTGTTTTTTTGATCGAGCGGATTGTCGATCTGACCCCATTATCTCATTTTGAAACACCCAAGTCAAGAATTATTTTTAACTAAATTTGAACTAAATCAGTGCTATTTTGTTCACTAGTATGACATTTGTGGTGATTATTTGTTCACTAGTTTGTTTTTCTTACGCTCTGCATTTTCGGCCTTGGTTTTCACTGAGTGGCACTTAACACAGATTGCCTGGAACCCATCTATCTCACAGAACAGTCTTGCTATGAGTGCGTCCCAGTTGTCAAAGCCAGTGACAGGTACGATGGGAGTAATGTGATCTGCTCTCATATCTTTGGCGGGAAATAGTTCCCCGCAAACGGAACACTTGTGCAGCTTACACTTGCGTCCGCTTGCGGGGTTCACACCATCACACACAAAGGCTGATCGAATAGATTCATACTTGACTGGCCATTGGGCTCGACGCAAAGCCGACATAATAAAGCTCCTGTAACGAGCCTTAGTCCACTGACCAGAGTTGTATGGTTTCTCTACTCCCAATCAATTTCTTCCTCATCGAAAGGAGATATGAAACAGGGTGTGTTGTCCCCCATCCATGCTCCGATCTGATTAAATTCAAAATATTCTATGGCTTCATCTTCGGTCATGCCATCCTCCATTAACTGCTCCAAGACTTTCTCCTTGTCATAGCAAACAATAGAAGGCTGACCAAATCTTTGTACAACGCCCGCTATGCACTCATCAAAGCCATTCATAAATAGCTTCATACTACTGCATCTCCTCCATATCTAAAACAAAATCTAAAGCTTCTCTCAAGGTTTCAAAAGCATGAGTGCTATCTGTAAGTTGTTGCCCACTGGGAGAAAACAAGGCTACAAATCTGTGTGCTCTGCCAGTTATAGCTCCAGAGCAAATGTGGTAACAGTAGGTATACCCTTCATTATCAATTAAATCCATGCGTTCTTGGTCTGTGCGTGGAGACTTTGGCTGTAATGCCTTGGTAACATCAGCTACCTTGACATAGGGATTAGGGCTGCCGACCTCCCCATACTGTAGGCGTTGTAATGATACATCGTCTACGTCTAATGCAAACACTTCTGTGTGTGGATCTATCTCTGCGGTGTGAACTTCTATTTTCATATTATTATTTTCTGATTGTTAGATTGGAAAGAGCTTCTTTAGTTCCCTCGATAAGTTCTGTAACTGGTATTGAGTTAACAGCTTCAAGTCTGTCCTTGAGTCTGTTTTTCTCTTGGCTAAGAGCTTTGCGTTGCTCTGTCATTCTCTCGATACGATAGGATAAGGTGCGTGACTCCTGTCTTATCATATCTATTTGTGTTTGTATGCGTTCGATGTTTTCTTGTTTTATATCCATATTATTCTAGTGTTGGTATGGTTTTTACTATTTCTGTGATTAGGTTATTTTCTAGGAGTTCTTTTGGTAAAGGTTTCCTCCAGATAGTCACAGTGTTTAAACAATTATAATACTGGTCAAGAGAATAATTTTCTTTTTCATAAATATTTTTAGCTTGCTCTGGAACACTTAGTGTAGGGTCTGCATACTTCTCAATAAGTTTCTCTGCTTTTACTTTGCCGATACCCTTCATGCCCTCTATGCAATCGGTACTATCTCCCATGAGTAGTTGCATAAGCCAGTTGTGGTCAGCTTCTTCTTGGCTCACATAGGTAGGCCAGTCGTCCTTGTCCCAATTGTAATGCCACCCAGGTACACTTAACAGATCTTTATCTATGCTACATACAATTGGCTTATCAATCTTTCCATTGGTGGATATTATACCCAGTAAATCATCAGCTTCTAACTGATCGTGCTGATACCACCTGTTCCCATACATTTCTTTGATGGCCTTGCTCAAGGGTCTGTATAGCTGTGGCTTGTCTCCACGATTACTTTTATAATTGGGATAGAGTGTTTTACGAAAGTTATTACGACCCGATACCATGAGATAAAACTCAGATGCCTTGCTCCCGAGCACACAGTTATCTATGGCTTGTACACACATTGATTTTAATGTACGTAGGCTTGTCCCTTCAGCTTCTGCTTTAGCAGCGTGTCTGTACATTATTATTTCAATGTCCAGTAGAGCAGTTTTTATATCAGTTTTTTTATTCATATAATAGTATGATCGGATTAAATGATTGTAAGGTCAATGCTTTTCTGCCTCATTCAAATTAGAGATGCTCCCTGTTTGAGCATAAGTTCCCCATTACTGGTCGAACCTATGCTCTTGCTTTGCCTCAAATTATGAGTGTCCCCGCCCTCGATAGTGCCTTGGATCGTCGCGTGTGGTAAGTCCTGTATTACGCTAACCTTGGCCGTTCTTGCATTACTGCAAACCCTTTACGCATAGTCGGGTTTCTGTCAAACTATGCAACCACCAACTCAGACTTGGGCTAACTTGTGAGGCCGCTTGCTCCGATATACTGTAAAAAAAACTCCCCCTAGTTGAGTAGGAGGAGCTTAAATAACCAAACACACCGTCTCAACACGGATATATGAAAAACTGATAGTAATTATAAATTGTTTGTCAAGCCTTAGTCACTTCCTTGATAGCCAGTAGCTCGATAGATACTCCGCTACGCTTTAGTTTATACCCTCTCTTTTTGGTGCCAGTGGCTAAATGTTTTAATGCTTCTTCTTCTGTATGAGCGTGTTTTATAGCCTCGCATTTGTTGGGCATATCTTTTCTAGTATAGGATATACTGTAGCAAGTCATCTACCCCTTGGAGTGTGATGCCCTTGCTCTACTAGCCACTTGCGAAAACTCTGTATATCTGCCCCACCTAGCCTCGCGGCCTGAGCTATGGTGCATTTCTTTTCCTTCCATATTTTCAATGACTTGGCTCTCACTTCTCTTGCTTCTTCTTCTGTAGCTCTACCCCTTTTGGTGTGGTCTATCAGGTCTCCTGCCTTCATAAACATTTCAATCTTATCTCTCAATCCTTCCATACATTTGACTGCACTCATTCTCGATTCTGCCGTTGGGTTTAATTCTATCATATATCTGTAGTTTTCCCTTCTAGGAGCTTCTAATGCCCCTAGAAGGCGTTTTGTTTGTTTGCAAGGGTATTACCCTCATTTGGTTATAGTAAGCCCATATAGAGCCTCTCAGTGTTAATTGTTTGTGCAAGCACTGGTGGCGAGCCTTGCACTCAAGTTACTTCCTTCTTTTCCCAACTCATCGAGTTGAAAAACCAATTCCGCAAATCCTCCGACTGACTTACCTAAGTCTTTTAATTGGTCTTGTAAAAATTCAAGAGTTTCTTCTGTGTTACTAGGCACTTCTCCGAAGTCTCCAATAGCGTCCCAAACAAGACTCATAGCTTCATCTAATTCTTGAACCTTGCGTAAGGCATTATTAACAATATTGGTTTCGGTACTAGATACATTTTCAACAGGTGTCGCTGCATCATCTATTTGTTCATAGTCAGGAAGTAAATCATTCCTTACCCTCTCTATAGCCTCTTCTAATGTTTTGGCTTCTACCTGATTGTAGTATTCTGTTGAGTGAATTGCTCGTGATATATTGTATTTATTCATATTATTAGTTGGTTAGTTGTTTACTTCTAAGGTTGCTGATTCGTCTGCATCGATCACATAAAATTCATTTGATTCTAGTTCATCAAACCATACTGCATCGTGTTCGGTTAAGTTATTATTTTCTGCTTTTTCAATAGCTTCTTCCTCGCTGTGTGCAAATATTGTATATCTTCGCACTCCGACTACTGGTTGGTCTACATCAAAAGCTATTGGCTTTTTGTATGTTTTATTTGTCATAGTTTTAGTTTGTTTAGAATATGCAATCAATAATGATTGCAGCTGCTATAAAGGCAATGGAGCCAGTAGTTGTAAAGAAGATAATTACTGCATCTTCCGCTTGTTGCTCAGTCTTTACAAGCTGATTCTGGACTAGATCTTTTATTAAGTTTTTCATAATGTGTGTTTATTTATTAGGCTTTAAGAGCTTGTTCTATGTCTTCTTTGATATTGTAAGATTGAAACACTATGCCACCGCCAAACCATTTAGCCCTGTAAACTTGGCCGCCTACCTTTTTAGCCTTTTTAAGGGCAAGGGCAAACATTTGATCAATTGAGCTAATCCATTGATTAGGATATTTCTTTCTCAATAATGCTGTGCTTTCATGAACCTTCTCTTGTTCGCTCTTATTAACTAATTCTAAGAAGTGTATTACATACCTAGGATTGCCATTAATATCGTTTTCAACCCTAAATGCTTCTATATTTTGGCCGTTTGCTTTGAACTGCTCTTGATACATATATTTTTTCATATTGTTTATTATTGTGTGTTTATTATTTGTTGTTTATGTTCCACATTCCTTCACCGACAAGCTGATACTCAAATCGCTTGTCTTTATCTTCTCTAAAGTAATTAAAGGCGGTTGTTATTGGACTGTGAGAATCTTTAGGGATTTGCTGAACTACATTGATTTTCTCATTGTAGGGAGTAATTACTTTTAAGTGTATAGTTTCTGTTTTCATAGGTGTTTATTGTGTGTGTGGTTAATATTGTGAATCTACCCAATTTTCTAATTCGTCAATGTCTTCCCAATAGGTAAGCCTTTCGCCTCCTATGTTAATGAAAGCGAAAACGCCATCAATCCAATAGTGATTGCCTTGTGTAGTTGTGTGTGAGTGCATAGTGTTTATTGTGTGTGTGGTTAATTGTATATTAGTTTACCGCTAGGGCTAAATAAATAAGCGGTCCAAACGCAAGAATCACGATACGCTGAATCGTATGTATCAAAAGCTTTTTTCTTATCCCAAAAAAATAAGAGATCTTTAGCATCACTACCGTAATAGTGAATTTCTACTTTATACTTTTTATTATTAGGTTGTAGTATGTTTTCTGTTTTCATAGTTTTTACAAGTTTGGATTTCTGTGTTTTAGTTCTTTGGCAATATCTCTTAGTAATGTCTTTTCTTCGTAGGAAAGCGTTGCGTAAGCAACGCTATTGAGTTTGTCTAGGGCAAGCCATAGCTCGACATTAGATAATTCTTCTATAGTCATTGTGTATTATTTAGTGTGATTAAGAAGCGGGCTTTGCGTGGACTGGATACCATAAATTGTCTTGGACTGGTCTGTCATTTAGGTAAGCCCAATTGCCCCTTTTAGTGAACCTTGCATTAAGTCCTAAGACTTCTGCAATGCCATTTAAACGCTCCCTAGTTGTTGGAGTGTTCCAGCCAGCAAGCGTCATTGTGATGTTGCCCCATAGGTCTTTCTCTGCAATACAATTGCCGTGCAACATTACAGCGTTGCCATCTGTCATTGTGTTTCCTACTGTTAGTTTGTTGCCTTGTGCAAAGGCGTTTGCGATTTGTTGTGTGACTTTTCTCATTGTGTTTATTATTTAGTGTGATTATTTAGTGATTAAGCGTTAATGTCTTGAACATAGTATTGAGTAGCGCAAGACAAAAAGTTCTCTAATTCAATTAACAGAACCCCTTTACTTTTCCAAAGAGCTTTTCGGTAATGTTCCCCTTGCTCAATAGATGAGGGCTTAGTGTTATTTAATAGGGCGTAAAATGCTTCTTTAGTTATTTCTACATTCATAATTATTAGTGTTATTTTAGTGTGCATATTAAGCTAGTTGAAAGCCTCCCACCTGAAAACCACAACGCAATAAAAAGCGGTAGGTTTCGTCAGGTGTGCTTGTTTCTTCAGTGTGGATTATTTCGTTTTGATAGTTAACGAATATGTATTTTCTTTCCATATTGTGTGTTATTTAGTGTTATGATTTAATGCCCCCCTGTGTGTTCATCGGAAGGCGTGTCTTCTGTTGTGTCGAGTTGCTCCCAAAAGTTTGAAATTACAGGATAGTTGCCCCATTGAGTGCGGTAAAGACTACCTATTGGCAACCATCCATCAATATTAATGTTATAGTCTTCTAATTGAATTGCAGACATTTGCTGTCGTATTTTCATATTGTGTATTATTTTGATGTTCATATTAAGCTTTATTACTTAATATAAATAGCAGTAAAAACAATCTGGCCAGAGCTTGTCAATAGTTTTTTTTAAAAATATTAATTTTTTTTTACCGCTTATTTACTCTATTAAATATATCAATAAAATGTATCTACAGAATGTGTCTACAGAATGTATCCCCACTTTCTACAAAAAAACTATTTACACGAAAAGAAATGCCAGAAAATAAATACACGAAGTAAACTTCTTACATTTATTATTAGTATTATTATAGTAACTAGTAATTACGAAAAAAAATACACGAATTACTTTTCGTAAAAAAGACACTAGGGGGGTGGGGGTCGCAAAATATTTTTTGTCGTTGTATATATATACATAAACTGCGTTCTAAAAAATACAATCTAATTGGGCTATGTTTTTTACAGTATACTTATGAGGTGCATTTTGCACTTTAGGGTCTAGGGCTTGACATATCCTGAAGTGCAATATACACCTTTGGGTATGAAGTCGTTATTAGATGGGGTTGAGTGGCGATACAACCCTGTTTGGAGTTTGATGGAAGAAGGAGAAGGTATATGGGGAGATGATCGCTTGAGTTTAAAAGCTAAGGGTATATGGGCATATATGAAGTCTAAGCCTGCTAACTGGGACTTTAGTGCTAAGAGGATAGCTATAGATAATAAGGACGAGACAAAGAGTGTACAGAGGGGGATGAGGGAGTTGGAGGATTGTGGTTACTTGAGCAAAAGAAAGCTAGGTAATGGAAGGGTTCAATACACGCTTGTGCCAGAGTCTTATATAGGTGCAGAGCCTAAGATAGACAGGAGTAGTTTAGATGACAGAGAAGAGTATAGGTATGGATGGTGAAGAGACACAGATAGATATGAAAACTAGGATGAGGGATGCCTTGGCTCCTATGCTGGCTCACGAGCAGGAGAAGACGGCTAAGAATAGTTTGCCTAACAATAACCCAGAGAAGTGGCTTACAGCTGCTTCTTTGTTTCTTTCTGGAGCTAGTGTACACGAGGTTAAACAAACCATGAAGTTAAACCATCATATAGCCAAGCGTATTAATGGCATAGTCAAAGCCTCTGACGAGGCTAGGTTGTTTAGGGAGGAGAGAGCTATACAGTTAGCTTCTACGATAGATGAGATAAATAGTATAGGAGAGAAGATAGCTGCCAGTTACCTGGATGGTTCTCCAGAGGCAGAAGCAAAGATAAAGAAGGCAGAGACTAAAGACTTGGCTAACCTAGCAGTAGCACAGGAGAAGTTGCACAGAACCTTTGATAATGTAACGGGTAACAATATACAGAAGATAGAAGTAAGGCATATAACAACTCCAGAGGAGGCTATGAGCCTTATAGATTCGCTTCCAGAGGCAGAGGTAATAGATGTAGAAGAAGATGCAGTGGACTAAGCATCCAACCATACCTACGCCCGATAGAGGCAGGCTCAAGGCTCTCTTAGACACAAAGGGACCACAAGCTGTGTATGATGTATGGAAAGCCCGTGAGGACGCTATAAAGCTAACTATAGACGATCCTCTGCGTCACGGAGTAAACTTAGTAAGCTGGGACAGAATTAGGTGGGCTTTGTCTGAGTACAACGAAGTATTAGTTTTGGGTGGCAATCGTGGTGCTAAGACTACAGGTATGGCTAAAATATTTATGGAGTCTATTACTAAGCACACAGATGGACACGTAGTATTGTTTTCACAGAACGCTGATACTTCTGTAAAGGTTCAGCAGGCTGCCATATGGGAATTTATGCCCAAGGAGTTCAAACGCAAGACTAAGGGCATAGAGGGATACATAAACTATTCTATGCAGAATGGTTTTACTGGTCAGTCTTTTATATTTCCAGATACTAGAACCCGCGTAGATTTTAAGACATACACACAGTTTAGTAATAACCACACAATACTAGAAGGTTTTGAGTTTGGGTTTCCTAGTCTAGGCAATCATCCAGAGAATGTAGGTATTGGCAACGACGAGTATCTAGGTGACTCTACGCTTATCAACACACAGCGTTTTCGTCTAGCTACCAGGGACTCCAAGTTAGTTACAGGTTTTACACCGATTGATGGGTACACAGAACTGATTGCTGACTATCTAAGAGATGCTGAGATCTTAGAGACTAAGCATGCAAAGCTAATTGATGAGCCTGTGCCTGTAAAGCAGTATAGTGTAAACAGAGATGCTGGCATTGTGTATTTACATACAGATGAGAATCCATTTGGTGGCTATAATCGTATAGCTAAAGACCTACAAGGTAGACCTAGAGAAGAAATACTAACACGTGCCTATGGAGTGCCTGTTAAGTCAATGACTACTTTGTTTCCATACTTTAGTACAAAAGTACACGTAACCGATGAACTACCTGCTATAAACAAAGAAACACATACAGTGTATCAAATAGTTGACCCTGCTGGAGCTAGGAACTATGTGGCTATATGGGCTGCTGTTGACAAACAAGGGTATGTTACCATACTCCGTGAGTGGCCAGACAGAGACAGCTATGGTGAGTGGGCATTATCAGGCGATCCAAAGTGGAGATTTGGTCCAGCAGCTAAGAAGCTGGGATACGACATCCAGGCATATATAGATGAGTTTGAGGAGATAGAGAGAGAACTAGGCGTAGAGGTATTTGAGCGTATAGGTGACTCTCGTTTCTTTGCTAGAGAGAATGAAGACAATACAGATTTATTTGAAAGCTTTGCTGCTAAGGAAATGTTCTTTATACCCTCTAGCGGAGCAGATATTGAGACAGGACTGTCTGGGTTAGATGAGTGGATGTTATACAATCCAAATGCAGAGATAGATGATGCAAATAGACCAATCTTAAAAATACACTCATCCTGTGGCAATTTAATACAAAGTTTAATTAACTGGGGGCATAGAGGAAAAGTAGATGAACCATTAAAGGACTGGATTGACCTTCTACGTTATTTGCGAATGGCGAATGATGGGTATGGTCCAGATTATGTTTCTGACACCTCTATGAACACAACAAGAAAGTCCGAGGGAGGATACTAATGGCAAAGAAAAGATTATACCAAATAGCAAAGGAGTGTGACATTCCTTTTGAAGAAGCAATGGATCTAGCATTTAAACATCTAGAAGAAGACATGATTACAGGAGCAAGACATTTAACTTGGATAAACGAGAAGGGGCAGGAGATATTAGATGATGTCATACCTATGCCTAATGTAACTGTTGAGGAAGAAGAGCCAAATAAATTAATATATAGAGGAAAGGTTTTGAGAGAGTGTCCAAATCCCATGTATGTTGCCGTGCATCACCGAGAACATTTTTGTAAAGTTAACGTAAAGATTACAAAAAGGATGCAGGGTAAGTTAATTGGAAAAATGATTTATTTTGAAGAACGCAACGAAAATAATGTCAAAACCTATCATTGGATAAAAAAGATTTGATAGATATGATAAACTAATACATACCAATGTTAAGCGATACAATTTCTGAGGAACTAACTTACGTCGGCAAAGAACCAGGTGTTAAAGCTCTGCGTCAGGCGTATAATCAAACCGTAAACGAGCTAGATACTTATTTTGATCTATGTCGTAGTAGCTACGACGATAGACGTAATTGGTGGCCTGGCAAAAGCCGTGACCTGCGTAAGCATGGGTCTGACGCTTTCCCTTGGGAGGGTGCAGCCGATATGGAGTCTCACGTTATTGATGAGCGTGTTACTAAACTTGTGTCCTTGTTTATTTCCTCAATGAAGAGAGCTAACGTAAGAGCTTTCCCAGTAGAGATGGGAGATATTGCTCGTTCTAAAGTAGTTTCTAATTTTCTTAAATGGATGGTGTCAAGTGGCTATATTCCTCGCTTTATGCAAGAAATGGAGCTAGGGGCTAACTATATGCTTGAGCGTGGGCTGTTGATAACCTATGTTGGATGGCACAGAGAAGACAGACGTTTTTTACAAAAACTAGACATAAATCAAATTGCTCAAATATCCCCAGAGCTTGCTACTATTATTCTAGAAGGAAATGATGATGATCAAATTGTTGAACTTATTAAAACAACTTTTGATGGCGTAACTGATCGCAAAGCCAAAAGAGCACTCAAAGAGATACGTAAGACTGGAGTCGCGGAGCTTCCCGTAGTGCGTCGTCAAATTGATGTTCCCGATGTTAAGACACTAGCACCCGATGGAGACTTTATGTTCCCAGCTTATGTTACTGATCCTCAAAGATCACCATACTGTTTTTGGCGTACATACTATACTGCTCAAGAACTAGAGAACAAAGTTATTACTGATGGCTGGGACGAAAATTTTGTTGATTACATGATAGAAAACTATCGTGGGGTAAACATTGATTCTATTGAAAGAGAACAAGAGGGTCGTCGTTCTATAAGTTTAACAGACTCTGCTTATGAAGCTGATGAACTAATTGAAGTGGTTCATTGTTATCAACGCTTAGTTGATCCAGAGGATGGAGCTGAAGCAATTTATGAAACTGTAATACACAAAGACTTTGATGGCAACGCAGGATTAGGTGTACCAAGCTATGCTAAGTTTAATCTTATGAACGGGTATGAGGACTACCCAGTAGTGGTTACAAAGCTTTCAGAGGACAGCAAACGCCTATATGATACACAAACTATCCCTGATGTGTTACGTGGCATTCAACAGCAAATAAAGGTAGAACGCGACTCTCGTATTGATCGCAATAGTTTAGCAACTCTTCCTCCTATTATGCACCCTGTAGGTAATGCACCCAAAGACTGGGGGCCAGGCAGGTACATACCGTATCGCAGAAAAGGAGAGTTTGAATTTGGTCCTACTCCAAACTTTAATCAAGGTTCTATAGAGATGGAACAAACTATGGAGCGACAAGCTAATGCAATGGTTGGTTTAGATTACCAAGATCCAATGAGTCAAATGCGTAGGCAGTTTTTAGTAGACAAGTTTTTAGCTCACTGTGCCGATGTTCTAAAGTTAGCTTATCGGTGCTTCCAAAGGTTTGGACCTGATAGTATATTCTTCCGAGTTACTGGTGTTCCAGATCCTCAAATGTTTGAGAAGGGCGATCCTGATGAAAACTTTGACATCTTAATTAATTACGATGTTCTTAACTCTGACCCAGAGGCTCAAGAAAATAAACTAAATCAATTAGTTTCATTGACTCAACTAGACAGAAACGGAAGAATTAATATTGATAAATTGCTTGAAGTTGCTGCTAGTAGCATTGACCCTGTTCTTGCTGATGCTGTTCTTCAGCAATCCGAAGAAGCTCAAGAGCAAATAGTAAAACAGGTTATGGATGACTTGACAAAAATCTTTGCAGGCATTGAAATGCCAGCTCGTCCAAATGGTGGTCAAATTGCATTACAAATTATACAACAATACACTTCTCAGCCAGATATACAAGAAAAACTAGAAGAAGATGAAGCATTCCGTAATAGACTGGAAAAGTATCAAGGACAGTATTTGTTTGCTATGCAGCAAATGCAAAATGCTCAGATTGGTAGAATTGGTACAAACCCAGCTCAAATGGGTGAAGTTAATACTCAAAGTATGTAGCATTTGTTTTTTATCGTTAAATTATAACGTAATGGCAGACAACAAAACACCAAGTCAGTTTGCAAATCAAAGAATTAAAGATTTACGCGCTCAAAGTTACTTTAATATGTTATCGTTAAATGAAGGCAATAAGCCAAGAGTTTATGAAGATAGTGAAGGTAATCGAACAATAGGTATTGGTTTTAATCTTGAAGATGAGGGCAATCGCAGATTTCTAGAAGAAGAAGGCATTGATATAGATGAATTGTTTGATGGTCGGGAGTTATCAGATAGAGAAACAAAAATTCTTTACAACCATAGTTTGAGGCAAGCGTTTGAAGATGCTCAAAAATTTGATCCGAATCTGGCACAACGCCCAGAAGCAGCTAGAATGGCAATAGTTGACATGGCGTTTAATCTAGGGTTAACTAGGCTTAACAAATTTAAAAAAATGAAGGCTGGACTGATGAACAACGATTACCAAACAGCTGCTGATGAAATGGTTGATAGCAAATGGTACAAACAAGTTAAGTCTCGTGGACCAAGAATGGTTAACGTAATGCGTTCTGCATCTAAATAATTTATGGAAGATGATATTAATACTCTTGCTAACTACGAAGCTTTTGCTCGTTTTATTTATTCTATTGAAATAGCACGCGAAGAAGTTATTGGAGATTTAGCACACGCATCTACTGAAGGAATACAGCAACTGAGTGGACGTATTCTGGCGTATGATGACATTCTAAAGATGGTAAACTGGGACTCACTTCGTGAGCGTCATAGCCAACAACTTGCATAGGATGTTACAATAAATTTATCGCAATCATCCAGCGTATACGGATGGACAAAATTATGACAGAAGATCACTCAAGCGACATCTCCGAGTCGTCAGAAAAATCGGTGGCAACAAATATAACAGTGTCTGAGCTTGCCGCTCGACGCTTAGGTGCTAACCAAGCAACCGAACCAACAGAAGAGGTAGAAGAAACCGCAGAAGTTGAAGAGGAAGCAGAAGTTGCATCAGATGAATTAGAAGAAACAGAAGAAGAAGTAGAAGAATCAGAAGAGAGTTCTGAGACTGAAGCAGAGTCTGAAGTATCTTCAGAAGACGTTCTTTCACAGATTGACCTCGATGAAATGTCAGAGGAAGACCTTAGCGAGCTTGGTAAAAAGCTTGGAAGCAAAGCTGTTGAACGGTTTGGAAAACTAACCGCACAACGTAAGGCTGCTGAAGAGGAATTACAAAAGCTACGTGCAAGCTTGGAAGCCAGTTCTAACGATCCCCTAAAAGGAACTCAGCAGATTAAAAACAACCCCTATGGTAACATTGATACTATAGAAGGAATACAGAAAAAAGCTGATGAAATTAATAATATCGTTGAATGGGCTGAAGATGTATTATTTAATGCCGATGGCTATGGTCCCGATGACGTAGTAACTGAAGTTGAAGGCAAGGAATTAACTAAGGCAGATGTGCGTAAGAGTTTGCTTAACGCACGTAAAAGCCGAGATAAATTTCTACCTGCTCAACTAAATGTTCTTCAGTCCAAAGAGCAAGGACAACAACTCAAAAGTGCTTTTGAAAGTAAAGCTACTGACGAGTTATCCTGGCTACAAGGTGAAGACAATGATACTCGTAAGCAATATGAGGCTATGATAAATGATCCACGCTTTATTGAATTAGAAGGTGCAGTTGCTCCTGAAATTTCAGCACAGCTTACATATATTATGGCTCATGCAGCTAACAGTATATATGGACGTAAACCAGTTACAGAAACTAAGCAATCCGCCAGATTAAATCCACCAAAACAACCAACTGGTTCAGGTGCTCAATCAGAGCGTAAAGCAAATCCAAGGGTTAAGAAAGTAAACGAATACAAAAATAGATTCAGTAAAACAGGCAGCAAGAGTGATTTTATAACTCTCAGAACCCTACAATTACAAAACCGATAACTTAATATACAATGTCATTTACTAATACATTTGATACTACAAATCAAGGATCGGCTGTTTCTAACCGTGAGGACCTGACAGATGTTTTGACCATCCTCGCTCCCGAAGAAACTCCAATCCTTTCCTCTGCTGACAAGCAAAAGGCTTCCGCAACATTTGTTGAATGGACAGTCGATAGTCTTGCAGCTCCTAGCACCGCAGGTATAGCCGAAGGTGCTGATGTCACAGCTTTCACAGACCAGTTTGCTGGCCGTGCAAAGCTTGGTAACCGCGTTCAAAAGTTCCGTCGCGACTACATGGTTTCCGATATGCAAGAAGCTGTCGATTCCGTTGGTCCCGCTAAGATAGCTCAAGCTGAAGCTAAAGCTATCCGCGAACTAAAACGAGACATCGAAGCAACTCTTGCTTCTGCTAACACTCAAGCCGTTGAAAATGGTGCTGGTACAGCTAATGCTCTTGGTGGTCTTGGTGACTGGATTCAAAATGCTGCTGGTTCTGCAAATGTTCCTGTTGATTTCCGTACACCTTCTGATAGTGTTGTTGATGCTGGTTCTACTCTTGACGAAAGCGAGTTTAATGGCTTAATCACTTCAATCTTTGGAGTTACTGGTTCAACCAATAATCTTATGCTTATTGCTGACACCACACTTCGTTCAGATATTAGTGACTTTGCTCGTACAACTGGTTCTGCTACAGACAACGTACGTTCTGTAAACTATGACGGTAACAGTGGTGAAATCAAACTATCTGTTGATCTCTATCAAAGCGATCATGGTATAGTTTCTATCGTTAACGGAAACCCAGACTGTATGCCAACTCAAGCTGGCACACCAGGAATGATGGGTTATATGGTTAACCCTGAGTACTATGGTATCCACGAACTAATACCAATGGGAAGCACTCGTCTTCCTAATCTTGGTGGCGGTGAGCGTGGTTTCGTTGATTGTGCTTTGACACTTGGTGTATACCACCCTGGTGCTCACGGTAAGATCGTTGATCCTTCATAATTAACCAAGGAGATATAACATTATGGCACGTTTAACCGTAAATGAAGCTGGTACTTCTGGCTTTACACACGTCATCTCACTATCATTTGATGACTTAGCAAAAATCAAACTAGGCACTGATCCATTCAGTGGAGCAACATTAGGCACAGCTGGACAACTTCCAATCGCAACCATCCCTGCTGGTGGTGCTGTTGAGATGGCTGGTGTTTTTGAATCAACTGCACTTGCTGGTGCTACTGACATTACTCTTGATGTTGGCACAACTGCTGGTGACCCAGATGAGTTCATTAATGGTCTTGATGTTGACGCATTATCTGCTCCTCACTTTAATGGTGGAGATGGATTTACTGATGGTCAATCACAACCAATTCCTTATCAAGCTGAGACTACCGTTCTCGCTGAAATCAATGGAACAACAGCTAACTTAACTGCTGGTAACATTGTTATTGGACTGCGTATTATTGATCTAGGATCATTCGCATAAATTAAATTCTGGTCGGGGGGCTTCGGCCCCCCACCTTTTTAATATGAATATTATTGTACCTAATTTTAAACGGTATTCTGATGGCGAGATTGATCGTGCCTTCATGAAGGAGATTAAAACTGGATTTAATTTAGAAAAACATACAGAAAAGAAAAGAGTTGCACAGGCTACAAAAGAAGCCAATCAACTAAAAGGAAAGACTCACCCTGTACTTGGCAAGCCAGTGGCTACTATTCCTGCAAGAGAGTTTTTTCGACTAACAAAGAAGTATGGTCAAGAAACTGTGCATTCTAAAGAATTTTTAAAATACTACAATAAAAAGTTCCCCGAACTAAGCCCTAATAAGATATAATGCAGACTAGAACTTATGGAGAACTGTTTAAGGGAATATCAGCACTTATAGGTACTGGTGGTCAGCTTGTAACAGGGGAGCAAGATATGCTTAGGCATTTCATTAATCGTAGGTTTCAACAAGCCTTCGATTCTAGTGCTATATGGCCCCGCTATCTTGTTACTTCTGAAGAAAGAAGAATAATAGCACTTACTATTGAAAATGCAGCAGGAACTGGTGCTTCTGATATAAATGGTGATTACTATCTTCTTGGTTCTTCTAAATCAACTTCAACCAATACTACTCCAGGTACTTCTATATTTTATAAAACTACAAGTCCTGATGATGGAAGCTTAATTGATACCGCAGATGCTGCAATATTTAAGACAGCAGCAGGAAAATGGAATATTAATACTGGTGTTGTTTTAACAAGAGATGTGGGAGATATAGTAGATGTTGGCACTGTTGGAACTAATAGATACAATGCGTCAGACAATGAAAAAAAATCATTTCCTTACGAAGTCTTAGTTTGGTCTACAGCAAATAGTGCGTCAGGAAGACCTACAATTTTTCAAAAACAAGCAATACCTTATACAGAAAATAACAAAAACAATATAGGGGATTTCCGCAGAATACACCGTAAGACACCATTTATCAACAACTCAACCGCTGAGTATGATTTTTCTGTAGATATAAACGGTGCAAACATTCTTAATATTCCAAATACAGAAGATAGTTCTGCCTATGTTACATACAAAAGAGAGTTTACTCCGTATACAATTACTTCTGGGTATTATGATTCAAGCCTAGAGGTCCCTGGTGAGTTTTTTAATTTTATAGTTCATGCCGTGTACGCTGACTTTCTTAGAGCAGAAGGCAAACAAGAGTTAGCAATAGGTGAAGAACAGGCTGCTATGTCATACCTAATGACAGAACTTGAAAAGGTTGATATAATATCTAATAACAATACTGTAAACAGAAAGTTCTCAACTCACGGGACTAGACAATCAAGGTAAAATATAATTATGGCAAAATCAAGAAATAACGCATTGGAGTTTAGTTCCGCTGGTTCAATTATTTTAGACGGGGCTAATCACGCAACCGCTGGAGTTGGTAATTACGGAGCAATACAAATTCTTAAAGATAGCACTTTATCAAGCATAGCAGGCACAGCTATAGAAAACATTGACGAATTAGACACTACTTTTGGTGCTGGTACAGTTTTGTACGGAAGATTCACAAATGTAACTGTTGCGTCTGGTGGTCTTATAGCTGTTCACAAAGCTTAAAATGCACATATCGCTAGATTCAGCCCTTGGTCGGCAAAGACGGCTGAACCAAATAGGAGAGACTATTACTTCAATAGCTACTCCTGTTGCTGCGTATAGTCTTAGAAGTCTTACTGGCGGTGATCCTCGAGCAGTGCGTGTACGTATAGGAGGAACATCAACCGAACAAGATTTTACTGTATCAGAAATAAACACTGGAGTATTAACTGCTTTTGTTGGTTCTGGGAACGATGGCTTTGTTACAAAGTGGTACGACCAAAGCGGAAACAATAGAGATTTAATTCAGGGAACTAATGGCGAACAACCATTAATTGTTGAAAGCGGTACATTTTTAAATGGAGTAAAATCAAATCTAGCTACTAGCAATGACGATATGCAAAATCTTCAAGTATCCACAGATGGAGTTAATCCTAACTTTGGTACTGATGATTGGGCAACTGGTGCTAGTTCTAAACTAGGTTTAATTTATGTTGGTAATATTTTAGCTGCAAATGTACCTAATTCCTCTAACGAAGCAGTAATATGGGGTGGACTACGAGGTGTTGACGGCTTTCAAGCAGGCGGTGTAGGTCTTGGGGTAATTAAGTCAGGTAATGATTCTTGGAGAATTGTAAACGAAAGAGAAGGATTAAGTCCAGAAACTATGAAAAATGCTACTGTTTTAAACACAGAAGGAGATGTTATATGCTATGGTATTACTGACAATAGGGAGTTTACTATAAATGTAAATGGTACTGGAGATACTGAAACAGAATCAGCTGATTTAGATACTAGAGAAAATACAGCACTTTCTTTATTTGGAGCTTATGGTGGTACTGGAGGTGCTTTTTTTGGTAGGTCTAGTGGTGGGGTATGCAAAGAATGTTACTTGTACGCAGGAACTAGCATTACAAATATACCTACAATAGCTACAAAAATAAACGAACATTATTCAATTTATTCATAATGATTTATTTAATATACAACACCGAAGAAGATGCTTATGCTCGTGCTGATACAGAAGGTAAGAGAGTAGGATACTCGTACTGGACTGAGGGTACAGGTACTCGTTGGACAACAAGACCACATCCTACGAAAGAGGGAAAGTGGGCTTTAAATGTTACTACTTATGATTTAACCGCAGAAGAAGAATCTTCTACAGTTAACTCGTATAACCCAGCAGAATAATGGAAACTATGCTTAGAGGAACAGTAGGATCAACAGGATTCTTTGCCTGCATGGGACTACAAAGCGTAAACAGCGTAGTCAGCCTAGTTGTTGGAGTAATGACTTTTATATTTTTAGGACTATCTATTTATAAACTACTCAAAGATTTAAAATGACTACTGAACTCATAGCTATGCTAGGTGGTGGTGCATCTGGGTTCTTGTTTAAGTTGATCGGCACAATGGTGACTGCTCAACAGAATAATGTAAATAATCTTATCAAAAGACAAGAAGCATCAAGTGCAAGTGCTGATGCAGCTGCAAAACGCACAGGAGATGGTGGTGCCTGGGTGCGAAGAGTTATAGTAGTAACAGTTCTATTTGGTGTAATTATAGCCCCCTTCATACTAGCTCACAGTGACGAAGGAGTAACAGTAGCCAGTGAGTACAGTAAATTCTTTGGATTTAAGAAGGGTACAACATTTCAGACCTTGCATGGGTATGTTATACTACCAGAGATACGCCAAACAGTTCTTGCTATCGTAGGATTTTACTTTGGCTCATCATCAGTTAAATAATATGAAGAAATGTAATGTATGCAACAAGCCCAAGAGTATATGCTCTTGGTGTTCACCAATTCAATGGATTACAAAAACGCTAAACAAAAGCTCTCTGAACTCCGTGACAGCCTCGATGAGGTCCTGGGGAGTAAAAGTGAAGGACCTAGCCGTAAAGACGCTGAGGAGGCTCTCAAGGCAGCTAAAGACGGTGCTAGGCGGGCTAAGAAAACGCTCCTAGGAAGAGTCAAAGATTTTCCTGTAGTAGATAAAATAGCACAGCTTGGCACTGCTGGAACTGTTGCCGTAGGTACGGCAGCTGTTACTCAAACAAATATAGCGGTAGACGAGACAGAAGTATTTGTAGCTAGCGTAGCAAATGATGTAGTAGAACAGAGATTCTACGTTCCGCCCATCCTCGATAGAATAATAGATTTTCCCTCCTTAGATTCCTGGGGGCAAACAGTAATGCAGGAAAAGGTAGCCAAGGTACAAGCAGAGGTAGCCAAGGTAGAGGCTAAGGTAGCACCAGTTGAGGCACAAGAAACCAAACAGGAATCACAAGCCACCGAGGAAACCAGTAGCGAGGAACCACAGGCCCAAGAAGAAAGTGCTAA